CTTGGCGAGCTGAAGAAGTTGCAGTTTACCAACGTGATGGAGGCGAAGCTCTCCGAGTCGAAGCTGCCGGAGCCAGCGAAGAAGCTGGTGCGTAATCATTTCTCCACGGTCGAGGGCGTCGATGCCGACATTGATCTACAGATCACCAGCGTCCGCGAGGCCTTTGCTGCGGCCAGTTCCAGCGGACGCGTCACCGGCGTTGTTATCCACGGGATCGATTCCTCCGACAAGGCACAGGTCGCCATGGATCGCATGCTCGGCGTCAAGGGGAACGAGACCAGCGGCGTTACAGCCTTCCGTGGCGTGCGTGAGGCGTACAGCTTCATCACTGGCGATAGCGATCTATCGCGGCTGAACAACGGCGGCAGCGCCTTCTTCGCGAAGGTTTCGGAGGCGATCTCGACGACCGACTTCCCGAATCTGCTACTCAACTCCATGACCAAGCGGCTGATGCAGGACTACGCCGAGCTGGGGATCGACGGTCTCGACTCGATCTACACCACAGCCAACATCAACGACTTCAAACTACAGGATCGCGTCCGCGACGGTTACTTCGACGAGCTTCCGGTGGTGGGGGAAGGAAACCCGTACACCGAGGCCAACAAGCCCTCCGATGAGCGCGTGAACTATGCGGTCTCGAAGCGCGGTAATCTGCTCACCATCTCTGAAGAGACGATTCGCAACGACGATCTGGGAGCCATCGCCCGATTCCCCGGACGTCTGGCGCGCGCCGGTCGCAAGACGCTGAAGAGTTTCATCACGTCGTTCTTCACAGGCAACTCGAACTACATGGCCGATGGGGTGAGTTGGTTCAACGCGGGCCACGGCAACCTGAGTGCAAATCCGTTCAGCTACGATGCGCTGGTCGCCGCTGAAATAGCTCTGTACATCCAGACCGAGAAGGATTCGGGCGAGCAGCTCGGGCTCACTCTCGGCTGGATCATGATTCCAATCCAGTTGAAGAACCTGGCGATCCAGATCAACCAAACAGACACGGCTGGATCGAACGGTTTCTACCATGCCTTCGGAGCCAACAACGAGCGCATCATCGTCAATGAGAAGCTGACGGACGTCAATGACTGGTACTACGGAACGCAGTCGGAGAACGCGCCCTTCCTTGAGATCGGATTTCTGGACGGCATCCAGCAGCCGCAGATCTTCCTCGCCAACAACCCCACCATCGGCACGCAGTTCACCAACGATCAGCTTCAGTACAAGGTGAAGCACGTCTTCGGTGGCGCGATCATCGACTACCGCGGCATCGGCAAGGCCGTCGTCGCGGGCTAAGAGGTACCACGAAGGGGGTGCAGCCCGGAGCGGAAAAACAGCCGCTCCGGGCTGAAACCGAAACAGAATTCGATACGAGGACACGAGCCATGAGCAGTCAAGAACAGCTTCGACGCAGTTACATCACGCTATCGCTTCCCGCGTCTCCCGCCGTTGGCGCTGGACAGTCAACCTTCATCGCGACGCATCCGATGCGCATTATTTCCGCGCAGCTCGGAGTCTCCGACACTGGGACGGGAGCTGGTGCGACGACCGTGGCACTCAACCAGAACGGCATGGCGATTGCGACCACAGCGGCTCTGACAATTGCGCAGGGCGCGGCTACCAAGGCGACGAAGAGCGCGCTTCCCGGCACCACGCAGAGCTATCCGGGCGGACAGCGCGTGAACATCGGCGACGTTATCACGGTCGATGTGACCGCAGTTCCTGCGACGACCGCACCCAAGGCCGCCACTGTCATCCTCAGCGTCACCCAACTCGACGTATAAGCCCCGACCATGCCCGATCTAACTATTAATCCGCTACAGCCCTTTGTCGACGCAATCACTCCGGTGATTGCGGACGAGCTGAGCTGGGTCTCGGATTCGATGCAACGGTTTATCCAGCAGGCGATCCTTCAGCGCTACTCGAAGGATCGTCCGCTGGTTCTCGTCAGCGACGTGCAGGGTACCGGCACGGCCTTTGTGGCTTTGCCGGCAGCCTTCCCTGGGCAGGATGCGCAGGTCGGCCCTCCAGCCGTTCCTGCGATCCCCGCAGCCTACGGAACCTTCGACCCGCTCTTCTCCGAGATCACGCAGATTGAATATCCCATCGGCCAGGTGCCAGAGGAGGATGTGCGCTCGGAGGATTGGGAGCTCTACCGCTCCCCGTCGGGCTACCAGATCATGCTCTCGGCGTATCTTCCGCTGGCAAACGAGCAGATTCGCTTCACCTGGACGGCGCAACATGCTCCCGATGGATCGACGGTTCCGGTCGCTGACTTCTACGCCGTCTGCGACTATGCTGCCTCGCTCTGTCTGGAAGGTATGGCGGCGCGGGCATCGCAGTCAGGGGACAACACGCTCGGCGCGGACACGGTGAACTACCGCAGCAAGTCGCAGGAGTATCTGACGCTGGCCAAGGCGAAGCGTAAGTCCTACTTCAACCACATGGGCGTGGATGAGAACGCGCTTGGCGCGGAAGACGAGTACGCGATCTCGATTGGCAATATGCACAACATCATGGGCACTGCTGGCGTTGACCGGCTTGTCCACGGCAAGGACACCCGATGAGCGAGCCGATGATGATCTCGATTAAGGGACTCAATCAGGCAACCGAAGAGGTGCGCGCGGCGGTGCATCAGGGCGTTCTGGTTGGGCTGGAAGCTCTCGGCGTTACTGCTGTAAAGCAGGTCGTAGAGAACATTCGCAGCCCATACGATGGAATGCCTCCAGCCGTTGCGTCGGGCAACCTGGCGGCATCGCCGTTCGCCACGGTCACGCCGAGCGCGACACTAAGCCGCCTGCTGGTGCAAGCCGGCGCTCCTGCCGACGTATATGCCGATCCGATCAACTCCGGTGCGCGTCCCCATATGCCGCCCGTGAACGCGCTGCTGCCATGGGTGAAGCAGAAGTTCGGGATCGACGACGAGAAATCGGCCTTGCGGGTTGCCTGGGCCATCGCGATCAATCAGGCCAAGAAGGGGCTGCGTGGACGGCAGATGTTCGACCGTGCGCAGGTCATCATTGATCCCCAGGCCGCATCGATCATCGAGCGGCAGATCGCCGTCTCGCTGCGGTTGATGGGCGTAGGAGGTGAGAGCGTTGCCACTTCCTGATGTCATCGCAGCCGTTACCTCTCGTCTCGTGGCAGTCCCGGCTGCGCGCAACGTCTACAGCTATGCGCGTGAGGCTAAGGAGCAGAAGAAGTTCCTTGATCTCTTCAAGGATCAGGTTGCCGGCAACATCCACGCCTGGATGGTGACACGCCAAGCGACTGCCACTCGCGACGAAGGGACGGGAACCTACCGGCGTATCCATGAGATCGCCATCATGGGCTATTACTCCGTCAACGACGCGCAAAACAGCGAAGGCGCGTTTCAGAGCATCGTCGAAGATGTTTGTGCCGCATTTGATCCGCTCGCTCTGCGCCAATACGACGGCGCATACGACTGGAGTCAGCCGATACAGGTTGAAGGGCCGACCGTGCTGATGTACGGCCAATATCTCTGCCACGCAGTGAAACTGATTCATCGAGTCGAGGAGCTTATTTATGATCAACCCACTCAGTAGCGACACCGTCAACGTCCGTCTCACCGCCGCAGGACAGGCCGCCGCAAAGGGCGGTCCGCTGACGGTGCATGGGGGACTGGTGACCCTCACCTTCACTGGCAGCGAAGAGCAGCCCGTCCATCGCGCAGTCTGGTACGAAACACTTGCGACAACAGCTCCTTTCGGCAATCCGTGGTTTGAGTTGGCCCCCGTGGCCGAAACCGCAGCCACCGCGTTGGGCGAACACACCATAACCACAACACCCACAACCTCGGCGAAGTAGCCGATCAAGGAGAATCCGATGCCACCTACTTTACCGAATGGATTTGTTGGACAGAAATCGATACTGCGGCAGATGGTGCTGGCCGCCAACGCGCAGACATCGTGGGGCACGCCTGTAGCTCCGGCGTCATTCATCGAAGGCCTGCGCTACGACGTCAGCGGATACGCGAAGTTTCCGCAGACCAAGGAGTCCACCTATGGCACCGCTGGCGCGAGCAACAGTTTCGCCAACGACAACTGGATGACCGGAAAGAAATCCTCGCTCGATCTCAGCGGACAGCTTACCGACTGGCTGGCCGGATGGCTGATCGCCTTCGCGTTCGGCAAAGAGGTTGTGGTCGGCGTAGGCGCTCCCTTTAGCCACACCTTCAACTTCCTCGACCAGGGAAACATCGCCCAGGGCACGACGATCTACGGCAAGGACACCAACGACCTCGCCTATCAGATCGTCGATATGGGCATCAATCAGCTCACCATCACGTCCTCGGGTACCGGCTCGCTGAAGTTCAAGGCGACGCTGATCGGGACTGGGCGCACGGTCGATGGGATACTGCCCAACATGCCGGTTCCCGTACAGCGGCAGCACTTCCTGGGCGGCGATACGCAGATCTCGATTGGCCCCGCCAATGGTGCGCTGGTCAGCTACTATCCGCGCGTCAAGAGCTGGGAGCTGACCATCGACTGTAGCCTCGCCGAAGAGCGCAACTCCGGCAGCGGCCTCTATGCCTCGCATCTGACCGTGTCCATGCCCAAGGTAAAGCTCAAGATGGTGATCGCTGCCAACGGCACCGACGACATCTACGCCTGGAAGCGCGCTAACACGATGCTACAGGCAACGCTCAACACTACCAGCGGACTGTCGTCGCTCAACTTCACCCTGCCCAACTTCACCCTCGACGAGAATTGCAGCCTCAGCGACGTCAATGGCACCTCCTGCTGGTCGCTCGATCTGGGGGAGACGGACATTCTGCAAATCGGCGCGACACCGCTTATTACCGCCGTCGTCATCAACAGCCAGCCCAGCTATCTAGCCGCGGCCTAACCGGCAGCCATTTCGT